GGGTAGACATTAAACCTCTCACGTTAGTAACTATACAATCTATTGATAAGGTTATTGATAGCCATTTAAAGACTTCTGAATTTATCATGTTTGATGAGATTCATGAATTTGCAAAAGGTAAAGTAGCCAAGAAGGTTCTAAGTTCATTCCCTACAGCTACTTACAGAATCGGATTATCTGCTACACCTCCCAAAGATAGACATTCTCAGTTAACCCTTACCTCTTTTCTAGGAAAGCAGATTGAATATGTAACCGCTAAAGATTTAGTAGAGGAAGGGTATCTCACACTACCATCTATTCAACTGTTAGAATTACCTGATTTAGATGACAGTGAAACAACTGGTAAAACATATCAGGAAATCTACGAAGAATTTATAGTCGACTATAAACATAGAAATGAACTCATAGTTAATATTGTTAGTAAGATCACGGATGATAACGCTAAAATATTAATTCTTACTAAGAACTTAGCCCATGCGAAGTACTTTAAAGAAAATATACCAGGGTCCTACCAGCTAGAAGGTAAAGATAGTTTAGAGGATAGAGATAAAACCTTACAAAAGTTTTTAGAGAAAGATGGTCCTTCCGTAATAATAGGAACTATAATATTTCAGACAGGTATAGATATTCCAGAACTAACTCACTTAGTTAACGCTAGAGGATTAAAATCTGAAATAGCTACTGTACAAGCCTTAGGTAGAACATTAAGAAAGCACGAAAACAAATCTCAAGTGTATATTTATGATTTTATTGACAAGGCTCCCTATCTTGGGAAACATTCAAAGCTACGAGTAGATGCTTATAAATCTCTCGATTTTAATATAGAATTTCATGGAATCAAGAAAAAATAAAGAAACTAAAGTAAATAGCCTACCGGATAACGATAAGGAATCATTGCATATTTTAATTGAAAGACTTACTGATTTAAAAGATAAAGAGTCCCCTGAAATTTCAGAAGACTCTTTAGAATTACTTGAGTCAGTTATCTTAGACTTGCTTTCAATGCAAAACCGACATCAGAGATTGTTTAGGCGTTGGCTAAAACAAGGTTATTTAGCCGATTAAGCTCCGTATTGATCATCAGGAAGCTCCTCTTCCTCTTCTTCTGCATTACCTCCTAGAGAACCTAGGATTGCTTCTAAATCAGCCATTATAGAGGCTACGTCTCCACCTTTTTCACTTGAAAGACCAACCGAAGAGTCTGTGTCATCCCCTACGACCTTACCTTCCTCTTCAGGAGCAGCCTCGCCTTCCTCGCCTTCTTCACCTGGCATAGGCTCTAAAACTTCCTCTTCTGGAGCTTCTTCACCCATCTCCTCTTCTGGCATCTCATCATCAGGCATCTCTGTCCCATCAGGCATTGTATGAGTAGGCTCTTCCTCACCCATTTCCTCTTCAGGAACTTCCTCACCCATCTCCTCTTCAGGCATTTCTTCTTCTGCTCCCATTTCTGAGGCACCTGTAAGAGTTCCAAGAACATCAATTACCTGGGAAAGGTCTTGAGTTAGTCGGGGTACATCAATGTAGTTTACTAGGATGGCGTTTTCATTTAAATTCTCATCTGAGGATTCTAGGCATTCTTTAATCATATCATTAACGTCTAGAACTTCTACACCTCCTTTAGATCCTACAAATTTAGAAAAATCTTTTGATACGTCTTGCAGAATTCCTTCTTCCATACACATTGAAAGTACTTCAAAGAATACAGAGTGAGTTTTAGAAAGATTGCTAAATGTAGGTACAAACTTTAAGTTTGCAACATTAACCCCATACTTCTCACTTAGAAGATCAACTAATTTCTCCTTTACAGGCTTTTTAGTTTCATAAATTTTAGAGACAAATTCTTTAATATCTTTCTTTAGAATTGTATCTGTAGAGTTTATCTCATAGATTGATGTTAAAGTTTCGTTTAAGTCTGCTTTTGTTGCAAAGCTAAAGTAAGGAACTTCTTCAATTACCTTTTCAATTGATTCTATTAAAGATTTATCAGATGAGAAGATACAGGAAGCTAATTCCTGAATTGCTTGGTTAGTAGCCCATACGCCTGAGAAATTCTCTTTAGATTCTATTAACTCCTGACGCATAAGTTCTTGCTGGCATACCATTTCATAAAGATTGTTACCTTCCTTTAAATCGATTTCCAACTTTTTAGTATCTTTTATACTTTCTAATGTAAGGCTATCAGTAGAAACAAAGACGTTAGACATAGCATTTACAATACCTGCGCAATTTTTCAATTCTTTGTTCTTCATTAAGGTTTCACGGTTTTCAGCAATAAATGTTTTTATAGCTTCTTTAGCCTCTTGAATTTTACGAAACTCTCCAGAGTCTGTAATAACAGTATTACCATCAAAAGAGGTAGAATGCTTTTCAAATTTATAACGAAGAGTGTCTAAATCGTTGCGATCTTCGAATAAGTTTAGAACATCTGTAAATGAAGTATCCGCTTTATCAAATCTGTTTTCTCTTAAATCTGAGATAAAACTAGAGATGCCAGTAGATACAATACCATCAATTCTGCCAGGAGAAAGGTAATCATCAACTGTATGAGTGTTTATATTCTCTAGAGTAATAGTTGAATCCTTAATACTGTAAGTACTAGTGATTAGATTATTATTCTCAGATAAGAATTGTACTGTGCCTTCTGTAGAGTCAACTGTAAATACTTTATAGTTTTCCCGAAGTGAACGGCTTAAGTAATCCGCAGCCTTGTGCAGATTTGTAAGATTTTTATTTCTATTTTCTAATAGCATGGTTATGTCCTAGTTTATATACTTGGTGTTCTTTCTTTAATTTTATTTTATTGTTAAGATTTACATTGGAGGCTCTTCTGGAGGCACTCCACCGGCTTCTTCGCCACCCATTTCAGCCCCGCCTAACTCAGAACCAGGTTCTGGGGGAGCTAAAGCTTGTTGTTGAGCCATTTCAGCGTCCATAGCCTCTTTCTGAAGCTCTGCCATCTGATCTTTTACTTCCTTGATTTCATTTTCGTTCATCTGGAAATAATGCTCATAAATATAATCATCAGGGAATAGCTCAAGACCTTTAACAGCTTGAACAACCCTAGTCTTCATCTCATCTAGTTCTAGACGACGTTTTTCTTGGAGATCGGATGGAGGACACAAAGTTACCTCTACCTGATTAATTACGTTCTTATCAAACCGACGAAGAGTTAAATGTCGCTTAACTATTAAGTTTAAGCTAGTTTCAACCTCACGTTGAAGCCTTCCAACAGCACGAGAAAATTTAATATCCAGTTGAGATAGGTTAGATTTGCGCTCAGGAGATTGTTCTTTCTCTACAATAAAGTCTTGAGGGACTTTAAGGGCTGCTAGAAGTTTATCACGGAAGTACTTAACATCGTCTGTCTCACCTAAGTTTTGAGCTCCAGGAAGAGTTTCAATTTTAGTACCATTTCCTTTACCTTTAACGGGTACAAAGAAGTCCTCATCGGTTGATAGAGGGTTATAACGCTCATTAACATTGCCAGAAGTAGGATCAAAGAATTTTTCTTTCTTAAACTTCTGCTTAAGACGTTCCATAAACATTTCTACCTTAGAGGTAGGAAGATTACCCGTATCTACGTAAAATACACGACGCTCTGGAGCTCTAGCTAATCTGTAGATTAACATAGCATCTTCCATAAGCTTTAAAGATCTCCAAGCATTGATAGCTGGAAATACAATAGATTTTCCATATGGGTAAAAATTAGGATCTGAAGTATGGATACGGAAGTGAGATATTTGATCTTTATTTAAATCTAAATATTTACCTGAGCCATTAGCGGTAGCGTTAGCGTCATTAGAACCTCCTCCAGATCTTATATCAGGAACTTCCTGCATAAACTTTTGAAGATATCCGTACTGGTTTTCAACTCGTGTAATATAGTTAGGATTTAGAATTTTAAGTCTTTGAATTCCTGCAGAAGTATTATTTAAATCAACAATATTTTCTATAAAACAATCTCCGTACTTTGCTACGTTTCTAAATATATCCCAGATGTACTGACGAAGATTAGTATTTTTAATAAAATTATCAAGCTCTAGTTTAACTGCTTTACTTCCTGAATCTATATGAAGGATATCTCCATTTAGATGTTTTTGAGTACCATCATCTGCATAAATATCTAAAGCTGCTCCAATTTCAGGATATTCATCCATCTTCTCATAGTCTGCGTAACGCTTTTTCTTATCGTACTCAATTTGAGGCATGTGAACCATACCCTTACTAATGCCAATGCCTGGAAGATCTGAAAATAAATCTACCGATTTTATAGTATCTCCAGAAAGTCTACCTCCTCTTTTAGGTTTCCTCCCCCTGGTTGAGAAGAATTTACCAAAAAATCCAGAAGATTTTCCAGTAGCAGCATTCAATTGTCCCGTATTATTAGGTTGTTGGAATGATGTAAATGATTCGTTTAAATTTTGATCCTTGTCTATTTCAGAAGCCATGATGTGTCCTCGTGAGTCTCACTATTATTAGATACCCTTACCATATTAGGTATTTCTTGTTTTGTTTCCTTTTCCTCTCCCTTACCCATCTCAGG